TGAAAATACATCCTCAGGATGGTTGTGCGATAACGGATATCATGCGATAAAGCGACATCGAAACGCAAATGACAGGGAATTAACAATGTCATATGACCGTGATATGCCGCTCATGAGAGCTCACGCACTCGCCTCACCCGAAGGGCTCACTGATGTGATCACTTTCGTGTTGTGCACAATACAGCAACCGCTGCAGTCCGTCGGCCGTCAAATGGCCGACATCCGCGCCAACGGCGCCGACTCCAAATACCTTTTCGGCTCGAAGCGTGGCGGATACGAATACGCTGTGGCGCATGCCAATGTGCTGCATGCTGCAGTGACGAAAGCTGTCGAGGTTTCCGATACGGTCGGTGCCGTTGACGTCCTTTCGAATGTTCCCGGCCTTGGCATCGTCAAGGCTAGCTTTGTGGCGCAAATCTGCGGGCTCGAGGTGGCATGTCTCGATACCCACAATCTGCGGCGCCTAGGCCTTGGTGAAGCTGAGTTTAAGCTTGCCAAGACCGTGAAGCACGCAACCAAGCTCGCAAAGATAGCGCGCTATGTGGGTGTTTGTGCGGATACTGGCGGTGCGCGGCATTGGTGGAATTCATGGTGCGAATTCGTTGCCGGAACGCGAGCGAACAAGTCGCTCGTTTCGGGTGATGCGGTGAGCGCCTACCACGTAACTTGTTTGGCTTGAAAGGTAACGGAATATGTTGGACGAACTAGCCTATGAAGTGCGCAAAGTCACTTGCGAGCTCGCAGACGCCAACCGGCGCTGCGAGCAGCTGGAAAACCTGCTGCTCGATTTGCGCGAGTATTTCGAACAGCGTGCTGACGCAGACTGCGATGATCGCGGTTTCGTGGCGAACGAGGAAATGCGCATCATGATGCGCATAGGGGAGGAACTATGACCTACACACTGGCATCTCTGCAGAGCCGCCGATCGGCGGCTCATGAGGCAGGCGATATGGCCGCATATTGGGCATTCGACCTGCTCATCGGCCATGTGCTCGGCGAGCCCGCCATGTATACCCGCAATAATGCGGCGCTCGCATGCGCCATGCCTGACTATGTCGACGACGTCTTTGGCGTCCATGAGGAGCGGAGGAAGAACCCGTGATGCAGGACCATATCATACGCGCCCTGCTGTCATCGGGCACCAGCGCGATAGGCGCCTTCGTGCGCCTTTGGCTGCTGCTGATGGCGTGCGCCATCGGCGGACTGGCATGCCTGTACATATTCGCCTGGGGCGTGAGTTTCGGCGTGTCGCTCGTATTTGCGACGCTGGTTGTGGTGCCTGTTGGTGCCCTGCCCGCCGCAGTCGCGGCGGCCATTATCATTGCAGCCGTGAAATTTTGAGGGGAATGGATATGAGTTTCAAGACGGAAGTCATCGCTGATCGTTCCGGCCGGTGGGCCGGCAACGATCTATGCTTCGCCACCGAAGCTGAGGCGACAGCCTATGTGCGCGACCTGCAGTGGCGCTGGCTGACCGTCACCGATACCAGGACGGTTTCCGGTGACTGGCCGGTGACGCACAGGTGGAACGATGCCACGCAGCGCGCCGAGCGGATCCCCGATTGACGATTGCCCGTTGCCTGCCCAATAGTGGAAACGGCCGCTCTTGGGGGAGCGACCGTTTCAACATGCCTAAAGCGAAGGATTCCAGACATGTCGGACAGCACACAATCTAGCGCCTCGCCCGAAAACTTCAAGATTCGTTACCCTGACCATGCGTCACCCGACGCCAATACGGCGGTGCGTTTCCTGGTCGAGATCGCCAATCGTGGACCGATGACCGTGGTCGGCATGCCGGTCGGCGGCGCCAGCCCGCGCGCACGCACCTTCGATACCGCCGACCCCGACGCTGTCAGGGACATGCGATCGTTCATCGCCTTCCAGGAAACCCAGCCGCACAACGTCTTCTATGTGGCCAATGACGCCACCCTGAAGTGCCTTCATGTACCGTCGACCGAAGACATCGCATTCATTCGCTCGATCGTGCTCGACTTCGACCCCGACAAGCTGAAACCGCTCGAGGCCGAACGCGAGCGACTACGCTTAGTCGCACATGACCTGATCCATGGTCCGTTGCAGCCACGCGCCATCGTCGACACCGGCGGTGGCATGCAGGCGGTATTCCAGCTGCTGGAACCCATTCCAGCCACGCCGGTGACCATTGCCGAGACCGAGCTCCTCATGAAGGCGCTCGCCCGCTCGCTGGGCGCCGATACCGCCACCTGCAAGGCCAAGAACCTGTTTCGCGTTCCCGGCACCAAGAATTGGCCGACACCAGCCAAGAAGGCCGTAGGGCGCGAAGTCAGCGTCAGTGGCCTGTGGCACCACGGCGGGCCGCGCTGCACGCTGACGGAACTGCGCGCGCTGACCACGGTACATGTGGAGGATGAGCGCCCATCGGCGCCGGTGGAGTTCGGCGACCTCAGCGAGCATGACGTCACCGCGGTGCTGGGAGAACCGTCAGCACTGCCTGGCAGCCTGCTCGACCTGCTGCGCGATCCGATCCTGCAGAAGGCGGTGCTGCGGCCGCCACCGCCCGAGGACACTTCGGGCGGTGACTTCTACCTCGCCTGCAGCCTGACGCGCTGCAGGCTGCCTCCCCGTGACGCAGCGCTGGTGCTGTCAGCCTATGGCCACAAGGTGCAGGTAGCGTTTCAGCAGGAACGACTATTCTCGTATGTGGTGCAGACCATCGAAAAGGCCGTCGCCAAGGTCCGCATCGAGGACCTGCTGACCGACTTCGAGGACGAGGCTGAGCATGTCGATGCCGAAGAGCGCAAGCGCGAACACCGTTCGAGGCTGAAACCGATCGGCGTCACCGAAGCGCTCGAAGGCCTGTTCGATGCCGAGCACCAAAGCCTGATTCAAGGCTTCATGCGCTGCGGCGAATTGGTCGTCATCTACGGCCGCCCCGGGTCGGGAAAGACCTTCGTCGCCTCCGACATGGCCTACCATGTGGCGCTCGGTCTCGACTGGAACGAACGGCCGGTGAAGCCTATGGCGGTGGTCTATATCGCGACGGAATCGCCGCTCGGCATACGCTATCGGCTAAAAGCTTTAGCAGACCGCTACGGCGTCGCCGATCAGTTCTTCCTGGTCAGCACCACCGTCAACATGTTTGATCCCCGGGTTGACCTGCAGCCGTTGATGAAGGAGATCACCGCGCTCGGCGTCGACATCGGCATGATCGTCATCGATACGCTCGCCAGGAGCATGGTCGGCGGCAACGAGAACAGCACCCAGGACATGTCGCGGCTGATCGCCAATGGCGACATCCTGCGCGACAAGTACGGCGCCGTGGTGGTGTGGGTCCACCATACCGGCAAGAACGAGGCGGCCGGGGCGAGGGGCTCCTCGGCTCTGGTCGCCGCGACAGATACCGAGATCGAGATCAGCGATTACACGTTCAGGTCGACCAAGATGCGCGACCGCGACGACGTCGACTACAGGTTCGCCCTGAAGCAGGTGCCGGTGGGCACGATGCCAGACGGAGAAGCAGTTACTTCCTGCATCGTCAACTGGATCAAGGGCGCCGGCGAGTTCGGCCAGAACACGCCCGAGAGCAACAACATGGCTGTGGTTGTGACGCTGCTGCGGCTGCGCGGCGAGATGATGACTCTCAAGGAGATCCTGGCCGAAGCCGAACTCACCGGCCGCAAATTCACGGTGCGGCAGAACAGCTTGTCACGAGCGTTGAACCGCGCCTGCGAGAGCGAGACTAATAACGTCTTCACCAGGGAACTAACTGATGAAAAATCTGGTGCCAATAAGCTTTATCGCTATGGACTCGTTAACTGGTAACGGATATAAGAATGGCAACGGCGGGTGCTAGCCCGCCGTCACCCGAACAAAACGAACATTGGAGGTTCGAAATGCCCACCAACACCAAAACACAAAACCGTCACCTTGTCGACCAGCTCGCAGATGTGCGAGCCATGATCAAGGTCTTCGAGGCCGAAGAGCGCGCGCTGCGTGACCGCATTCTCGAGACCGGCGATACCGTCGGTGACGAAAACGTCGCCATGGTCAAGGAGAGCGTCCGCAAGCTGCTCGACCGCCCGGCGCTGGAAGCCCGTTTCGGCAAGGCTGCCGTGGCGGAGTGCTGCAAGGAGTCGGCGGTGACCACGCTGTCGCTGTTCAAGAAGACCGTGGACGTGTTCGCATGAAACAGTACAACAACGGAATTTTCTGCGGGCCCTGCCACACCTGCAAGTGCGAGATGTGGCTGCCGATGGAGTTGTACGACGCCGCCATGTGCGGTCATGAGACGATCACCTTCTACTGCGCCTACGGCCACGGCCAGGTCTTCTTCTCCAGGAGCGGGAGCGATCTCGACGAGACCGGGAAGCTGAAGGCCGAGATAGAGACGCTGCGCTCCGAGATCGCGCAGCTGAAGCAGACGGAATGACCTACTTGCGATAGCGCTGGCCGCTCCAGCCTTCAGCCAGCAGCGGTATGCCGGCGCCCCACGCCGGCAATTCACTGAGCAGGTCAGTGAAGCGATCGACATCGACATCGCCGTCCGGGATCTCGCTGATCACCTCGTCGTGAATGCTCATCACCACCGGGTAGCCGGCCGCCTCGACCCGGTTCATGCCGTTGGCCAGCAGGTCGCGGGCGATCGCCTGCACGGCGTGCTGGAAGGTCAGGCCGGGGTAGAACGGGTAGCGCATCGACTTGCCCTTCTCGAAGGCCAGCACGGTGAGCATGTTCCTACGTTCACGCTTCTCTGACGGTAATGTCTTGTCGCTCCACGGTACTTCCAGGTGTTCCACCGCCGGAGTCGGGTAGGCGAGCCGTCGCCCGGAGGGGAGGGTGAGCCACAGAAAACCTTCGTAGCGTTTGAAGACGCATTTGCCGGCTGGGAAGTTGGTGCCCTTGTGCTCGATCGTCTGCCACGCTGCCGAGTGGAAGTCGCTCCACATGTCGACGATCGGCTTGTTGGCTCGGCGCCATGCCCGCACGGTCAGCCAGCAGGCCTGCCAGGCCTTGCGCGGCAGCCAGTCATTGTTGCCCTTGGCGACCACGTCGGCGTGGCGCTCGGCGGCCTGCTCGCGGTCCTCCGGTGCGGCTGCAGCCCACAGCGCCTCCCATATCTCGGCCATATCGATGTGATAGCTGCGCGCCATCCTGGCCAGCGCGTCGACACCGCCGCCGAATCCGAGCGCGAGCTCTGCCGTCTTGCCGGTCTGCCGCTGCTTGCCGGTGATGTCCTCGACAGGGATGTTGTAGATGCGGCTGGCCGCCAGCCGATAGACTTCGGCGCCCTCACCCGAATCCTGGAGGCGAAATTGCTCTAGCTTGCTGGCATCGCCGGCCAGCCATGCGGTGACACGGGCTTCGACGTTGACGTAGTCGCCTGATATCAGCGTTTTGCCCGGTGCGGCGCACATCACGCCTCTGAGACAGTCTGAAACAGCCGTGAGAGGATTGTCGTAGGCCCACTCGAGCAGGTCGGCGCGGCGGTGGCGGATCAGCGCGATGGCCTGGTCCTGGTCTGGCACGATGCCGCTGCCGCGCGGCAAGTTCTGCGGCTGCCACAGCTGGCCGCTCCAACGGCCACTGGTGGCACCGTGGAACAGCAGCAAGCCGCGGGCGCGTCCGTCGCCCCCTGCGCAGGCTTTCGCTGCTGTGAGTTTGCGGACGGAAGCTGACGAGGCTTCCTGCCATATCAGCAGCGCCTCGTGGCATTGCGGCGCCTTGTCCTGCTCCAGAAGCACGTCGATGACATTGTCGATCACGCCCTTGGCCAATGACTCCACCTCGAAACCGTGCGCCCTGATCCAGTCCTTGAGCCGTTCGGTCTGCGAGCAGCGCTCCACCGCGCCTTCGGTGAGCGTCTTTATTCGCGTGTCCAGCCTGCGCGTATGTTGCTCGACGATCGCCGCCATGTCGTCGACCAGGTCGAGGTCGAGCATGATGCCGCGGTCGTTGATCAGCTGGTCGAACCGCCACAGCAGGAACTCTTCGGGCGACAAGGGGCGCAGCTTGTGGCGTATCGCCCGCTCGACCACGACATCCTGTGCGCAGTATTCGGACAGCCGGTGGGTATCGCCGTCGTGCCAGTAGATGGCCTGGCGCGGCTCGCCCTTGCGAGGCTTGCGCGGCCGCGCCATCTGCATCATCAGCTTGCTGCCCTCGAGGTCCTTGCGCTCCGGCATGGCGAGCACCATGGCTGCCTTCTCGAGCGACCGCGGCAGCGCCTGCGCGGCGGCCTGCGCGGCGGTGTCGCGGTACTGGTCGAGATGTGGCACCGGCCAGCCATGGCGGGGGCCGAGAATGTGGTTTATCGCTTGCCTTTCAAAATTAACGTTCCAGCCGGAGATCTCGGCCTTGGACGCCACGGCATCGGCGATTGCCCGGGGGCAGGGTTCCCCAGGTAACCACACCGACACCGGGCCATCGTCGACGGCCCAGGCGGCGCACAGGACCGAGGTGTGGGGGTTCTCGAAATAGCGGTAGGCGCCGGACTTCTTGAGGTCCACAGGCGAGCGGGTTTCGAGGTCGATCGACAGGATCACGGCTCGACCTCATTGCCGAGCACGGTCCAGCCGTTCCGCGGCTTGCGTGCGTACATCTCCAGCTTCGGCAGCGTCGGGTAGCTGCGGTCGATCATGTCGAAAAAGGCATCCGGCTTCTCGGAGTGCTTGCCTACAGGGCTGTAGAGCACCGACGAGATCCGATCGGACTCGGCCGGCGCCGGTGGTTTCCCCTGTGTGTAGATCAGCACGATTTCATGGTCGACACGCGACCAGAACCCGGTTCCCATCTGCTTGCCTGGCCGCTCCTTCACCCACACCATGTGCGAGCGGTACTCCAGCCCCCAATCTTCGAGGATGGTCTGCCCCACCCGCATCATCGACGTTGTCGTCCACATGTAGACGATGGCGTCCTTGGTCAGCTGCGGCTTAAGCGCGGCGACCTCAGCAGGCGTCTGGGTGGGGTAGTGGTTGTCGGGCGCCTTGTTGAGGCCAGTCTCCCGGCTCCATGGTTCCTGCCGCCACGCCGGGTCCAGCACCGCCACGACGTAATGCTCTGTCGGCATCACCATGGCCTTGCCGGCCAGCGATGCCATCTTGTCGATGCGGCGCTGCCCTTTGGTCTCGTTGGCGACCGCCGTATTCGACGCCTTATTGACGGCTTTGCGGGTCTTGTCGACGACATCGTCGAACTGCTGCTGTGACATGCCGGCGAGCGTGCGAGCCTTATTGGCGAGGTTCTTGTCGACACCGGAATCGGCCAAAGTGGGTTTTTCAGAAACCCGCTTTAAGCCGTGCTTGCCGCCGCCGCCCTTGGCTAGACCAACTGTCGTCTTCTGCGCCTCGATCATCTCGCCGACTCGCCGCTCCGCCCGCAGTCGGATAACAGCAGCTTCGGCCTCCATGTCGAAGTTCTTGGCCATGCGGGCGTAAGCCCGCATGGCCACGGCTTTATCGCGGATGTCCTTGACCTCGTCGATCGACGCAGCCTCGGCAATGGCGCGGCAGGCCGCATCGTATCGAACGAGCTCGGTCATCCGTTCAGGCCTTTCAGCATCGACCCGATGCGCTCTTCGACGACTTCCTCAGGCGTCATGATCACTGCGTCGTCTTCACCGATCGTGCCGGTGAAGGTGACGTAGATGACTTCGTAGACCTGCCTGGTTGCCTCATCGACAAGTTGGAGTTCGACCGTCCAGTCCTGCGGGTCGGTCGGGTACTCGTCATTAGGCGCAGGTGCTTCAGTGAGGACAGCTATCCAACTCATTTCGCCACCGGAAACGGCATCTTGTCGTTCCACTGGAAATCAGACTGCTTGCCCTTCTTGTTCTCGCGAACCAGGTTCCAGGCGATGATCAGCAGGGCGGCCCGATTGACGTCATTGACGCGGCCAGACGACACCGCAGCGACACCGGCCAGTGTCGCTCCCATCTTGTTCAAGGGCAGGTAGCGGCCGCTGAAGTTGGAGTTTGCCATCGCCTTGCCGAACTCAGCAGCCGCGTGGATGTCGATGTCGGCAAGGTGATAGAGGCTTCCAGCGATGAAGCCGGCCGGCCATTTGTGGTGGGTGTAGATGGCACGAGCCAGTGGCACCATGGCCAGGATGTTGGGGTATTGTGTCTGGTAGAGGTGCAGTATCTCAGGCGGCGCAAACGTCGTGCGCAGCTTGACGGAGTCTGTTTTGTAGAGGTGCGCCCACCGCACCGCTGCCGCGACGATCGCCGAATTCGGCACCCCGGCAATGGCGAGAAGATCGGAACCATCGCGGTTCTTGCCCTGGTCCATCGCCGAGAAGAAGTCGTCGTCGATGCCGAACACGATATGCGTCTGGAACGGCTTGCCGGAGGCTATGCCGGCGAGCAGACGGTTCTGTCCGTCGCGCAGCAGGCTGCGGTTGGAGAACTTGATGGTGTCGCCGGTGAGCCGCCATTCGCCAGCCGATATGTCGCGGGCGTACTGGCCGATCTTCTTCGGCTTCTCCGGCCGGTTGTCGATGTTGTATTTCTCATGCAGGTAGGTCGCCATCGCAGGCGTGATCCAGAACACGCGGCTGTTGTCCGGCGGGTTGGCGATGAAGCGGTCGACCGCCTCGAGCGCCTTCTTGTCGGATTCCGGCAAGCCGGATGGGAACGGTATTACGGTTGCAGTCGTCATGGTCATGCGCCTCCTTGGCGCTCTGGTTTCGGAACCCTATCGACGCCCGGGCTCCGGTGGGGCGAGACCCGCCCAGGCGACATGCCTGAGCGGGGATTGGTCATCCCTTGCCTCCCAGCCGCTTGCGGATCGCGTCGAGCTGCTTGCCGAAGTCGGCCTGCAGCGCGTCGATGTCGCGGTGGATGCCCTTGATGGTGGAGGCGACGCCGACCATCTGCTCGGCCACCGAGCCGACGATCGCCGGGCGCTCGGTGGTGACGGTGTTGCTCTTGATCGCCGCCAGGTCGGCGTCGAGCCTTTGGGCGAGGCTGTCCTGCAAGGTCTTGGTGTCGTGTTCGGTCATGTTCAATTCTCCTGTTTGATTGGGGTTCAGCCGAACACGTCGACTTCGGCGTCCTTGCCGTCGTCCTCGATGTCGACGATCCACTTGTCGGGATCGAACGGCTGGCGTCCGCCCAACGGTTCGCCATCGCGGAACTTCTGGAAGGCGCGGATGCCGAAGCTGACGCCGCGGCCACCCGATGGGTTCTCGTAGGTGTAGGCGTTGAGGATGCCCTTGCCCCAGCAGCCGGCGTAGATCTCTTCGCGCGACGCCTGGACGTGCTTGGAGCGATAGAACACCTGCGGCTGGGCGTCCTCCTGGGCGGTGGGCCGGATGAAGAATTTGCCCTTGCCCATGCCGCCCCACAGTTCGCCGCTCTGCTTGGAGTGGGCCTGTGGGCCGTCGCCTTCGAGGATCGGGCTCTTGATCAGGCCCTTGTCGAAGTCGCGCTGCCCCTTGTCGCCCCACTTCTGGGCGACCACCCTGCGAATGATGTCGAGGAAGAACGGCCGGTGCTTGTCGTCAAAGATCAGCGTGCAGCCGTAGTTGAACTTGACGCCATCCATCGAGCGCTTTTCGAAGAGGGAATCGCAGAAGGACAATTGCCCTTCCGGCGTCGCGAAAGTACCACTGTTAGCCTGTGCCATAATCAGTTACTCCAGTTCTTCAATGAGGTCGGCGACCGTGGCTGCGGCCGTGCGACCCGTGTTGGTGGTGCGGATGAGATCGGTCCCTGTGACGGGCCGGATGATGAGGTCGCCGAGATGTTCCTCGACGGCTCTCTTGCCGATGGCTTTCTCAAGGCCAGCGGGTGATTTCAGCTTGCGGTCGAACAGGCTGTCATCGTCGAGCGGTATGCGTGACCTGATCCGCCCGACGATGTCGGCCTCGCCGATGCCGGCGAACTTTCGGTGGCCGATCTTGTCGACCAGGACGTGGTGGTCGAACTTCGTGCCCTGCACCGCCATCTCGTGCGCCAGGGCGCGCCGCTCGCGGATCCAGCCTTCCAGCTGCTCGAACATGTCGAGGTCGTTCTCGACGGCCTCGACGGTGTTCTGCACGAAGGTGTTTGACTTATAAGTCAAGCCATCCTGGCCGGCGATCTCCAAGGCCCGCTTGCGCAGCGCCGGACAGCCGCCCGCCGCCGGGCAGAAGGTGCACTGCGTCTCGCCGGGCACCAGGAAGTCGTCGACCCACAGATCGAGCAGGATGCTGTTCTCGCGGGCAGCGGCGTAGGTCTTCAGCGCCTCCGCGGCTAAGGTTACCCGCGGGACAAGGTCGATCGTCCAGTCCATCAGGTCGGCGACGTGGATCAGCTCCGAGCGGATGACGCCGTCGCGGTGCGGCAGCCTGGGCTGCACAATGGTGGTCCTGACCTTGCGCACCGGCACACCGTTGAGATCGGTGTTGACCAGCACGCCCAGCGCGTAGAGCCGCTCCTGCGGATTGCCCGGCGCCTCGACGACCTTGCCCTTGCCGGTCTTCAGGTCGACGATCTCCAGCACCTTCTCGAACGGATTGTGCAGGACGGCGTCGGCGGTGCCGCCGATGTCCATCGGCAGCGCCATGCTCTTGAGGTCGAACTGCTGCTCGACGGCGTGCAGATTGTAGCCCTGCTTCAGCCGCTCGCGGATGTAGTCGACATAGACCCAGGCGCAGTCGAGCATGTCCTGGTCGACGTAGAAGACGTGGCGCTCGGTCTCTAGTTCGAAGCCAGCTTCGATCGGTTCCCTCTTTAGGAGCTTTTCGCTGACCTCATGGCAGGCGGTGCCCCACGCCGCCGCCTTGTTCTCCGGCCGCGCCGGGACATCCTCGCCGATGGCGAGGTTGCCCGGGCACAACCAATTACGCTCGGTCGAGGACGCCGACCACTGTGCGTGCTTGCGGTCCTTATGCTTTCGCATCTCGTTCCTCCTGTGCGATCACAATGGCGTCGACCAGATTGTCGTAGGCGCGATCTATGGCGAGCCATCGAGGGTCGCCTTTATGGCGAGCCGGCACACGCTGCAGCGCGAGCAGCAGTGATTCACGAATGACTTGCAGATCGGCGGCAGAGATTCTTATTGTCCACAGCCCCCCGTGATCACGCATAGTCGCGCTTCCGGTTGAACGGATTATCGTTGATCGCGGACTTGATGGCGCCGATCGCCACCGGCAGCTTGTCTTCAGGCACGTCGGACGCCTTGCGGACGCCGTCGCCGAGGTTCTTCTGCAGCAGTTGCGAGATGTCGGAGAACCCGAACGATGCGCCGTAGCGCTGGACGTATTCGGAGAAGGCGTCGAGCAGGTCCTGGCGGGTCGCAGCGCCATTCTCCGGCTGGGCGTGCGGCATGGGCTTGGGTTTAGCCTTCACCGGCTCCGGCTTGGCTTCTGGCGCGGCTTCTGCTTTGGCCTGCCCGTCTTCGTGTACAACTCCGGGTACAGGTAGAACCACGCCGGCCGCCTCCCCAGCGGTATCTCCAGCACGCTCCGCGGTCTTTTCCTTACGCGGTCGCCCCCGGCGTGGCTGTGCCGGCTCCTTGGCCTCCGTGGCGGGCTGCTCGGCTTCCGACGGCCCTTGTGACGCCTCCAGCGTAACATCCTGTATAGAGGTCGTTAGGACCGGGTTTAGGGCCTCCTTTTTGGGCCCAGCGGCCCTGTCCGGCTCGGGTGCTGCTTGCGGCTGAACCTGCTTGAACTGAAATGCGGCGAGCAGCGCGCGAAACTCTTCGGCGCTGTCGGCCTCAAGATGCACGGAAATTTTCGGCATATTTTTCTCCTAGGGTGTGGGCAATGGACCGGGATAGATCGACGAGGCGGTCCTGGATGAGTTCGTCGATGGAGTCGGCCATGGCAACGACCTTCACAAGGCATTGCCTGGGCTGATTGAGATTGGTGATGCGGGCGCCCATCTGGGCCATCTGAGCCGGGGTAAAGACGGTTTCGGCGAACCACATCTCGGCCGACGCCGACAGGTCGATGGCCTCGCCGCAGGCAGCTATCTGCGCGAGGAAGACGCGGCAGCTGCTCTGCTCGGTGAACCACTTCACTTGCACCGTGCGGTTCTCGCCGGTCACGGAGCCATCGACCAGCACTGGCTGGAACTTGGCGAGACCTTCCCGCAGCAACGTGCCGACGGCCTGGTGCCAGTAGGCGATGACCAGCTTCTCACCCTCGTAGGCCTCGAAATATTCTTTCGCGGCCCTGACCACCGCATGCGCCTTGAAGGCGCCGGTGACGCGGCGGACGGCGGCAAGGTGTCTTTCCGCCGCGGCCCAGTCGCCGCGCTGCAGGGCGCGCACCGTGGCGTCGTGGTCGATCGCCGCCTCGAGTTCGACCTGCTCGCGGGCGGTGGGCGTCATCGGCATGGTGTCCCAGAAGGCAGGGCGGATGCCGACGTCGGACTGCCGCCGGCGGATGAACCTGCCCTTGATGCGGCGTTGCAGTTCGTCGAGGTTCTGGCCGCGCACCACCACGGTGATAAAGCGGCGGCCGACCTTGCGCTGCGCCAGCACGCAATAGCGCTGCCGGAACTTGCCGTAGGAGGTGACATCGGGGAAGCCGGGCGACGCCTCGAGAATCTCGGGGAACAGCGCCTTCAGCGTCATGTAGAGGTCGCTCGGATCATGCGACATCGGCGTGCCGGTGGCGCACCAGACGCGGTCGGCCTTGGCTACCAAGGCTTTGGTCTGGATCAGCTTGTCGCCGTAGGAGACGCCGAAGGCGCGCTGCGTGCGCGCCGCACCGGGGTTCTTGGCATAGTGCGATTCATCGAGGATCAGCAGCTTGTAGCGCTTCGCCAGCACGCCGGCGTAGCGGGTGCCGACGGCGATCTGCGACCACGGGACAATGGCAGGCGTCCTGCCCCATTTGTCCCACTGCTTCCACTGGTGCTGCCACACGCCGACGCCGGCGACGGTGGTGATGACGAGGACGTCGTCGAGGCCGAGCTCGCCGGAAGCAACGATCATCTGTGGGGTTTTGCCCACCCTTTGCTCGTCAAAAAGGAGAGCATGGGAGGCGGTCGATTTGAGGTATTCGACGCCGATGCGTTGGTGGGGAAAAAGCGTGAGCAAAGCGAAATCCAGAGCGAGAGCAAGCGAAGGAGCCACCCTTAAGGAGCGTTTCCGTTACTGTCAATCGCTATTTCCCATAATACTCGGGCGACCCCACCGGAACCGATCGCATCACGCATCGCAACCAAGCGCGGGTCCTTCGTCGATTCCGCCCACGACTTGCGCGGGGCTATCTCTTTCACGCGCCGCCACCCTGCGGCGCGCAGCGATGCGCCGGTTTCGTCGGCCTGGGTGTAGGTAACGCAACGGCGGTACCCCATCGCCTTGCCGGCACGCCAGGCCGCTCCGTAAAGCATGCTGTTGGCGTTGGCTGTGCCGTCGGTGCAGGTGCGCGACACTTCCAGCGTAAAGCCGTCGTCGAAGGCCCGCGCCACCGGGCGCCCGCACATGACGACACCGACGAGGCGGTCGCCGTCCTGCAGGCCGATGGAGAACTTGTGCCCGCGCGGAGCGGCATTGTGGCGGTGGTACGCGAAGACGAAACCACAGGCGGTACGGAACGTGACGGGCACCAAACGCAGCATCAATCGAAAATCGTATCGACCGTTATCGCCAGCTGCGGCGCCTCCGAATAGCGCTTGAAAACCACCAGTTCGACGATCTGGGCGTCGTCGTTCCAGACGACGAGATTGAGGGCGTCGAGCATCTTGGCGAAGTTGTCGAGGTCGGGGCGGCCTGTCGGCCGCAGCCGGCCCGCCACTGCGTCTTCACGCTTCTTCTTCGGCCATGACGCGGCGATCGGCAGCAGCACCTCGAGGGTAACAGCCACCGGCCCTCCGGCCGGTGGCTGCCCATTCATCGCCGCCTGGGCTGCCAGGGCCAGCTTTCCCTCGAAGTTCACGGTCCTGTCGGGGGTGAAGGCGTGACCTGTCTTGGTGAAGCGGACGCGGCCCTTGGCGAGGGGTCGCCCGGTGACGGTGAATTGCACGATCCGCATGCGGCACCGTTACCCGACAAGGTAACGGTATGTCAACGACCGCCGTTCATCCAGGCGCTGCTGCCGCCCCACATGTCCTGCGGGTTGCGCTGCGGCATGTACCGGCCGTTGTTGCTGGCGGCCAAGGCGATCATATGCGCCAGCCCATCGCGGCCCGCTGTGGGCGCCGGTGCCGCCGGCGCCGCAGGAGCGGGCATCGGCACCCAGTTGCGGCCGATCGCCCCGGCGGGTGCACCGGCCGGCACCTCCCAGCGACCGCCGGCCTGCGTCTGCTGCGGCGTCCACGCACCGCCGGTGGCGCCGCGCAGTTCCGCCGGTATCTGGTTGTTCACCAGCTTCGGCGCGGTGGTCATGGCGTTTGGCTGCTTGACCGACGCCGGCCGGTCCTGCGTATTGCTGTTTTTCGGGTGGCTGCCCATCACTGGCTCCTTTTACACGATTCGATCAGCGCCATCTCGCGCGCCGCCGTGCGTTCGGCGTTGCCGCTGGCCACGAAGTAGAACACCGCCATGGTGATGATCTGCAGGATCACGATGGCCAGCAGGGCGGGGTGCCCTCGCAACTCCCCAACCATGCCGACCACCTTGTCGATCATATCCGGCCCAGCAGGAACAGGACCAGGATGATCACCAGCACCAGCCCGATCAGCCCGCTGGGGCCGTAGCCCCAATTCTGGCTGTGTGGCCACGTCGGCACAGACCCGATCAGGATGACGATCAGCACGATGATCAGGATGGTGGTCAGTGTCATATCATGTCTCCCTCGATGCTCTCTTCGAGCGCGGTCAGGAACTGGTCGTGATACGCCGCGATCTCTCCTGCGCAGTCGTGGCCGTTGATGATGGTGCGGGCTTCGACGGGATCGTCGGTGTAGTCGTTGAAGAACTGTCCCAGCTTAGCCCCGGTGAACCAGCCCTCCGCCATTCCTCTAAACATAACGCGCGCTGCGATGAGGCTGTCCAATGCCACGTCGGGGTGTGCGACAAGATCACGGTCGTCAATGAGTCCAAGGGCCGTTGATGCATTGCGGTAGTTCCCTTCCCAAGTGAGCTGTACGTAGCCCCTGCCGATGTAGGGGTAGTAGTCCTTCTCCTTCAGGTAGCTGTCGCTACCGTACTCGGTGACCGGCCACATTCGCATGGCGGTCTCCTTGTAGGTCGTGGCCAGCATGTAGGCGAGCCAGCGGATATCCTTCATAGGCGTCCCGGTCTGCTGGTTCTCCCATAGCGCTAGAATGACGGATTGACCGTCGACCTGCTGCTGCGAGAGAGCGCCTTCGAACAGCACCCCCCTGACGTAGTCGAAGTAGGTATCGCGGTCGAACCTCATCGCGTGAACCCGAACCACAGGAGTGCCGCGACGATCGCGACGATCGCCAGCGTCAGCAGCGCATTTGCCGATATCCTGTTCATTGGGGCGGCGTGGGGGCCCTACCGTTCGGCTTGGAGACCTCGGGAGGGTTCGCCGGGGTCTCCTGCAGCGCGGCTACCTGCGCCTCGAGTTCCTGCACCCTGGCGTTGGCGATCATCAGCTGGACCTGCAGGTCGCCGATCAGCATGCGGATGTTCTGGTTGAGGATGTCTTGCGGGTTCATTCAGTCGCAGCCTTCTGTGGTGGTTGGAGTGCCGGCGGCCAGCACGGTGCCACCGTCCTCGACGTAGCGCAGCCAATCGCCGACCTGACTGTCGTCGGTTAGGTGCCACTCGACGTCGTTCTCGTCGGTGCAGATTATGCGGTTGGCATCGCCCGGCTTGGCGATGCCCTGCATCTCCGGCGGGGGAGGCGGTGCGTATCGGCAGGAGACATAGGGCATGGTTCACATCCTCGCTTGGGCAATACCGCCAATGCTATTAGCAGAATACACGCCTGTCGCTGTGGACTGCATATAGACGCGGCAGCTCAACGCGCTCGCCGTATCAAATATAAAGTTGCTCACGTTGCTCGACGAACCGCCACCTGCGGATGCAACGGCCGGTACTACCCGCATTGTCACAGCGAACGGCCAGGTAATGCCAAAAAACTGGCTGGCGGCAGCCGCTTGCGAAATCATGCTGATATTCGTTCGCTGGTAGTACCGCTGGCACGCCGCCAGTTCCTGAGCCTCGTCGGGCATCTGAAATGGCGGCGCAAGTCCGGTGTTGTTGGGGTCGAGGTAGAGGCCGACATAGCTGATCGCCATGTTCTTGTTAATCACCCCCGCGAGATTGGCCATTCCAACCACGCCAACCGTGCCGTCGCTGCTCCAGCCTTCGACCCCGACCACACCGGACCCGGCGGCGCTGATAAAACGAACGGTCATGCCAGCGGTGTTGTCCTTGGCCCATGTTCCACCCGGAGGCACGGGGATCGGGATGACGAAATTATCTCCCGTTGTCGTCAGGTTGATGCCCTTGACGAAGTTGTAGGTGCCGGTCCCGTTGGTCACGGCAACCGCGTACAAACCCGGTATGGCTGCGGAAGCACCGAAGCACAGCACGGCAGGCTTGGCGTTGGCTGTTCCCCAGCCGAAGTCGGCGACATTGACACCCTCTATGAACTGCACGATCTGGCCGTAATCGCCAGTGGCCAACGATGGCTTGGCCGTCGCATAAGACTGCGCGTAGAACCACCCACCAGACGCACCTGTCCTGATGGCTTGCGCCCCGGCGATATTGCTGACCAAAAGCCACTGGTCCACAGCATAGCCACCGGTAAGAACGCCGCTGGTCGTCTCCTGCGCGATCTGGAAAGACGGATTGACGAGGCGGTTGCGGCTTTCGGCGGTGTTGGCGACCTTGCCGGCGAGCAGCGTGTCGATCGCCGCCTTGGTGTAGCCCAGCACCCACGACCCCAGCGTGCGGACGTAGTTCTGCGCATCGGGCGCATCGGGGAACGACGCCGGCCCGGTGGCTCCGGTCGGCCCGGTCGGTCCGGCCGGGCCGGTCGCGCCGATCGGCCCCTGCGGTCCGGGCACCGTGCTGTCAGCGCCGGTCGCCCCGGTGTCGCCCTTGGCTCCGGGCGGGCCCGGAATCAGCTCGGTGGCCCTGCTCTGGCTGATCTCGACCAGGCCGATGTCGACCGGCGGCGCCGACGCCGGCGTCGTCGGCTGCGCCGTCAGCGCATTGAACTCGCTGACGATGCGCTCGCCGGGATAGGTGATGACGACCTTGGTCATAGCGGTGGCTCGAACAGGACGGAAACGACGCCGACGACGGCGGCTTGCGCGGTAGGCGTGACGGCGACCTCGTAGAAGCCGGCGGGATCGTAATGGGTGAAGCGCACCGTCCACGTCACCGCGCCGATGGTGATGCGGTCGCCGGCCTCGAGATCGGCGAGCAGCGCGATGCGGTCGGTGCCGGGCTGCGACAGCGCCGAGATCTTCAGATTGCCCTGCGTGATGTTGGAGTGGACGATCTGGCCGGTGGTCGGGTTGTCCGCGGTCGCCGGCTTGACGTAGGTCCAGTTGTCGGTGGTCACCGGCAGCGGCGGCTCGATGACGCCGGATACCGCCACATTGCCTTCGCACAGCGTGGTGGCACCGGCCGACGTCGAGGCGACCATGCTCCACCAGCAGGCGGCCGGCAGGGCGTTGACCTGCGCCACCGCCAACGACAGCTTGACTTGGTTGTCGCTGAGCACGGTGACGCCGAACGGCACCAGCGCGGCACCGCCCCTGCCGGCGTAGACGGTGGCGGTGATCGTGGTCTGAGCCATGTCGTAGGGCGAGCCCTTGCCGGCGTCGGCCCACAGCGTGACGTCGATATCGACAGGCGAATCGTAGTCGAAGGTCAGGTCGACGGTATCGATGATGTCCTCAGGGATGACATCGAGGCCGGCCGCGGCGACCGTTGCCAGCGTGCCCAGCGCCAGCAGCGCCGGCTCGCCGTTCCAGGTGCCGAGCAGGCGCAGGCGGTAGCCGTTGGCGTCGGAGATGTCGCCGCCGGGGATGGTGGCGCGGGCGCGGCCATTGGCGATGTTGGTGGCCGGCATGAAGTAGGTGCTGGTCCGCGCGGTGCTGCGCCCGGTCAGCTGCAGCTGCGCGCCGAGATCGCTCGAGTATGGCTGGCCGTCCTGCCCGTAGAAGGTGACGTTGAGCCTGGTGTCGAGGCCCATCGGCGCGCGGAATGACAGCGGCGACGGCTCGACGCTGTTGAGCACGCAGGTCTTGTTGACGATCATGCCTTCGCCTCCAGCGCCTCGATGCGGGCCATGGCCTCCTGCAGCGCCTTGGTGAGACCGACGACGACAGCCATCAGGTTGGGGATCTGCACCTCGTCGCCGTCCTTCTTGCCGCTGGCGGCGCCCTCGAACAGGCTTTCCTGCAGCTCGTGCGCCATGAAGCCCCACCGCGGGGTATCGTCCTCCGTCCAGACCTCGTAGGCCTTCTGGGTGTAGCGGATCGGGTTGAGCTTCTTGACCATCTCCCAGGTGCTGGGCAGCGGCTGGACGTCCTTCTTGATGCGGTAGTCGCAGACGTAGGTGAGGTTGCCGATGATGCTGCCATCGGCATAGGCGGTCAGCACCGAGCCGTTCCACTGCAGATTGACGAAGTAGTTGCCGTAAATGCCGGTCGAGCCACTTTTGCCACGGATGCCCTTGCCGGCGTAGACGCCGCCGACTGCCGCCTGCAGACCGCTCTGCGCCTGCAGGTTGCCAGCGGTGTCGATGCGCCATTCCTCGGCGGCGGAAAGGGCGCCGTTCGGCCGGAAGTAGATCGAGCCGCCATTGGCAGCGGCCAGTATGCAATTGATGTCAGTGGACTGCAGGATGCTGTCGAAATTGACCTGGCCGCCGAACGTCACAGCGTGGGTGGCCCTGTTGATGGCCATCTCGGCGAAGGCAACCGTTCCGGGATTGTCGTAGCTGTAGAGGTAGAAGTCGCTGCCGACGCGGTCCGTCGCGGTCTCGGGGTTACCGTTGCCGAGATCGATGCGCCAGCGGGCCTTGGTCGCCATGCTGCCGACGATGTAGCTGTATCCGCCGGACGCGCTCTTATCGAGAGTGAGCGCTACCGTGCCGACGTTGTTCTGCACCGAGAAGAACTGGCGCTGCGGCGCCAGCGCGTACTTGTTGGTGATCGTGGCGACGTCGTTGGACGACACCGCAAATGCGCCGTTGGCGTAGGAGACCCAGGTGCCGAACCCCGGATCGATCGCCCGCCACGCAGTGCCGTCCCAGCTGAGATTGCTGGTGAGGACGCCGTTGTTGTTGATGCGGCCGCCGTCGTCGATGACGAAGACGTCGCCGACGGCATCGCCGGTGGTGTTGGGGGCGACGCTGCGGTTCATCACCAGCCGGTTGGAAGTCTTCGACGGCTCGCTGTGCCGCGCCACCCACGACACGTCGGCATAGGTCCATGTGATGCCGTTGACGCCGCTCAGCGCGGTGAAGTTGAGGCGGCCGTCGAGATCGGCGCCGTGGATGGCGCGGGCGTGCTCCGCAGGGGCCGGGTTGTCGACGTAGTGCTTGGTGGCGGCGTCCTGGTCCGCTGTCGGGTCGGCCAGGTTGGTGATCTTCTTGCCGCCCCACGGGATGTCGGCCGTCGGCGTGCCGCGGCCATCGCGCAGGATGCCCAGGCTGAGGCCATTGGCGAGATCCTGGTCGTGGATATCGTGGCTGGACGCCAGGATCTTGATGTTGGCGGCGGCGTCGCCCTTCCAGATGTCGGCGCCGGTGCCGGTGCCGCCGGGACCGCCGCCGCCGGTGCGATAGAAATTTCCCGATGAATCGAACGGCATTATGGTGATCTCCCGTAGCCAATCATCATCCTGGCCAGAGCGTCCCGTGCCGCAGCGGCGGCAGCGGGCTCTAGCGGGCGGGCAGCCGGTGGCAGCTGCGGCTTGAACAATGGCCGCACCAGTCTGGCGGTCTTGGCGGTCCCCGAAACAATCGGCGGCACCCCGAAATGCGCAAGCGCCAAGTCGATCGGCACAGTGGTGGTGAGCGGCACTTGGCTGGCGCTGTGGACGGCGCTGCCGACCCGGCTCAGTTTCGGCTCCCCCGTGGGCGCCGGCACTGGCGGCGTCTCCCCAAACATGCGGTTCCAGCCCCTGCCGGCCCACTCGCCGAGCTTGGCGCCACCGGCACCGAAGGCGGCGCCTTCGCCGGCGCCCTTGAGGACATCCCAGCCCGGCACCCAGCCTTCCTGATGGCCGTAGGCCGATGCCGCGCCTTCGGCGGCACCGGCCAGCGCGCCGACACCCATGCTGCCTACCCGGTAGGGCGACGCGGCCACGGCGGCTGCGATATCGATTGGCGTCTCGACCCAATCGCTCGTGCGCTCGCGTGACCGCGCGGTATGTTGCTGCGCCTCCTCGCCGCCCAGCTTGTCGGCGTATCCGCGCGTCATCGAATCAGCGGCGATGCGCATGGCGTCGTCGACCGGCGTGAGCCAGCCGACCTCGCCCTCCGGGGTGGCCTGCTTGTCCCGTTTGAAACCGCCACTGGTGGCAGCTTGCTTATCGCGCTGGAATGGCATCGCTCACTGCCTCACCCACTTGCCGCCTTTGACAATCCACTTGCCGCTTTCATCGGAGCCGGTGTCGCCCTCCTTATCGATCTTCGGATCGAAGACAGGAGCGCCACTCGTGTCGCCACCGCCCGCCGCTGCCGTCTCACCGGCCACCGCATCTGGATTGGTGTATTTGTATTCCCCGACGTCCTCCCCGGTGATGCCCTTGATCCGGTCCGACTGCGTGAGGCGCTCCTTCTGCAGCCGGTTGATCATGTTGGAGATCGTTTGCCTCTTGAGCGTGAGCGTCGAATTCGGGTCCGCCATGATTTCCATGAACCGCTGTACGTCCTTGTCGGAATCGGTGCCGGACAACTGCACCGCCATCTGCGAGATAGCGTTGGACTTCATGATCTGGTCGAAGCGCTTGGTGGCTTCGGCGGTCTTTTTATAGGCGTCGGGTTGCCAGGATTCCGGCAGCATACCGGACGGGCTGAGAACCGTGCGCCCGACCTCCCCAAATTCGGTGACGTCGGGCGCCAGTTCCATGGCGCGGTTCAATGCATCGAGCCCGACGTCGATAGTGGTGAGCTTCGTCTTGGTGTCGGTCGAGCGTTTTTCCTGTTCTGCCGCCGTGAACTGGTTGGGATCGATTAGCTCGATATCCTTGTTCTTGAGGTTAACGTGGTAGAGGCCGGGGTTCTTGGCGATGGGGCTGCCCGCCCCGTATTGGGCGGCAATTTCCGGCGTTACCGGACCCCACTGGTCAGGCCCAGCCGCCGCGCGCTTGGCCTTGAGATCCGCCAGAGCACTGTCATAGCCGGCCTGATCGATCGTACCTGCCTTCAGCGCCGCACCAAGTTTGGCCTCATCCGGCGATAGAGCGGCGTCCTGTTCAGCCTGCTTGGCCGCTGTCTCCGCTGCTCGTTTTTCGGTGCTGATCGTCTGCCCGTACTCCCGTGCGTCGATCTTTTGTTCCCGCCCAGCCGCGCGGTTCTCTTCGTCCGTTTTTTCCTTCACCCGCGTGGCGGCGTCCTCCACGCTCCAACCACGCTCGCGCAGCGCGAGCCGTTCGGCCTCATCCCTCGTCGCCTTGGTGTCTTCCTGCGCCCAGGTCCGCTCCTGGTATTTCATGGTGGTCTCGGGATCGAGGCCCATCGCCTCGCCGATCTCGTCGGGAGCCAGCCCACCGGCCAGCAATTCGGCGAAGCGGGCGCGGCCCTTGGCTTCGTCATTGGCGATGCGGCCTTCGCGGATGGCGCCGGAAATGGTGTCGGCGATGTTGGCGGCGCCCTGCCACGGGCTCTTGACCTCGCGCGGCTTCATCGCCGCGTTGGCGGCCTGCATCTCGGCGCGGCGCGCCGCGAGAGCCTTCAGCGTCGAGCCCTGCGTGGCGTCGCGGTAGGCGGAGGTGAAATCGATCGTCGCCATCAGGCCAGCCTTCCCGAGTTCAGTCGCTGCATCAGCAGCGCCAATGAATTCCGATAATCCGCGCCGCCGCCCTCTGCGACGATCGCCATCGAGTTCGCCGGCGCCGATTGGTAAGCCTGCATCTGCGGTGCGTTGCCGCCCTCGCCGAGCACCGGGGCGCCCGCCCCGGCCATGCTGCCGAGCGCGCTGGCCACGGCCTTGCCGTATTTGTCCTTGCCGGCTGCCGGCGGCGGTGACGCACCGGGCTGGGTGGTCGGTGCGCCGGGCGCGACATAGCCGCCGGTGCCGACCTGCGCGTTCGGCGGATGCTGCGCATGCGGAGGTGGCCCCTGCAGGGCATAAGGGCTGGCCGGTGCTGCGCGAGACCCCGAATATTTGGCCGTTCGTGCGACGGCATGTTTCGTTGCGGGGCGCTCCCATTGGTTCACGAAGGCCACCGCCGCGGAGTTCCTGTCCGGCGCCGCCATGACCTGCTTCCAGGCGGCGGCTTCCGGCCCGGCGTTCTCCCGCATGAAATAATCAAGCTGCGTGTCGAGGTCGTCGGCAGACGTGCCCCTGCTGCGCGCAAAGTCATGCAGCCGGACACGGCGCGGCCCGTTCCACTGGGCGAGGCCATAAGCGTTGCCGTTGTCCCCTGGGATGCTGGTGTCCAGGCCGCTTTCGTCCTGGAAGTTCATCACCACGCCTTCGGCGACGTGCTGCGGCACGCCCCGCTGCACCAGGCCGGCGACGACCGCGTCGGGGGATACCCTGGCCATCAATGCCTCCGGCGCAGCATGGCATAGTCGACATAGTCGTAGCCGTCTTCCCCGTTCATGTGGACGGCGTCGGGGTGGACCGCCCTGGCCTCGTCGGCCATGACGCCGACATGGGTGGTCTCCATGTCGTGCCAGTAACGGAAGGTGTAGAGCGGCACGCCGGCGAGGCTGGAGCCGATCGGCTGGATGTCGGTCTTGGCGCGGCGGTCGGACAGCCACGACGCCCACGGCATCGCGCCGGCGACGGCCTGGCCGACACCGAACATGCCCTGCATCTTGTTCTGGTACTGCTCGGAATCGGCGTTGAACCTGTCGTAGATCATCTGGCCGATGTTGACCGGCTGCGTCGTGGACCCCTGGTAGGGCTGGATTTGCGGATTGTTGATCGGGGCAAGCCCGGCCAATATCGCCATCTCGTTGTAGTCCTGGTTGCGCAGCCCGAGCCGCTCCGCCAGGTCGGCCTGGCGGGTGGCGTTCTGCCGGTCGGCGGCGGCACCGCCCATGTCGAAGCGCTGGCCGGCGACCTGGTTGTAGGCGGCCTGCGCCTTGCGCGATTCGTCGCCGCTGGCGAGGAAGGCCTCGCGCGTCGCATTGGAGAACTGGTCGCCCTGCGCCATCTTCATGGAGCCGTAGCCCTGGCTGCCGGGGTCCATGCCGCGCGCCGCCATCTGCACGTCCTGCGCCTCGTTCTGCGGCTGCGCGTAGCGCTGGTAGCGCTGCATCATGGCGTCCTCGACCGCCTTGCGGTCGGTGGCTTCCTGGTCCTGGCGCAGGTCCTGCACGCCGGGGCCGGCATTCCAGCCCTGCAGCCCGGTGGTGTCGACGGACTTCGACAGCAGGCCCTTCATGCGTGCCGACTGGCTGACGCCGAGCTCACCCATGTTGCCGCGCATCTGGGTGTTGAGATCGAGGATGTGCTGCTCAGCAGGACTGAGGCTCACCGTCTGGGTGTAGGTCGGCTGGTCGATGTACTGCTTCGAGAACGGGTCGTATATTTTTGTCGATCCCGTCTGCGCAATATTCTTGCTGCCGTACGGATTGACCTCGTTGAAGTTCTGGGTCCAGACGTTCTGGGCATTCGCGAACTTGTTGGATGCGTTCTGTGCCCCAGCGGTTTCCCAGGGATCAGGCGCTTTAGGCGCTTTGAACATGCCGCCCATGATCTATCTCCGTAATGGCCGCCTGGTTGTGTGCGTATCCCGGCAGGAACCTGCAGTCGCCCTTCAGCATGCCGAAGACCACCGCGTCGCGCTTGCCGTCGAGCGCCAGCCGCATGCGACCTTCCATCTTGAAACCCATCCGCACGACGTTGCGCAGCGAGCGCATGTTGTCGGGAGCGACCAGCGCCGTCACCCGCACCACGCGGCTGAACAGCGCGGTGAAGACGGCTCGTAGAACTCTACGAGTGACGCAGCGCGGATCGACGACGGCGGTGTTGAACTCCGCCTCGAACGGGCTGGAGAAGTTGCACAGGATGACGCCGGCGACGCGACCCTCGTCGTCGCGCGAGGTGGCGCAGAACCAGCGCGGCTCGGGGAACGGCCAGAACCTGGCGTAGTCGACGCCGGTGCCCGCCGACAGGATGTCGGCGGCTTCGACGCTGAGCGGGGCGAAGGAGACGTTCACGGCCCAAATTCCCCGACCTCGTAGACCACGTCCCAGCCTGACACCGCCAGCGTCGCATTGGACAGCCGCGCGGTCAGCCTGACGGCGCCGACATGGCCGACCGGCGAGACGCCGTTCCAGATCGTGATGGCGCGGTCGCCGGTGGCCCAGTAGTCCACGTCCCAGGTCGCCAGGTCCCACAGCGCGCCGTCGGCGGTGTCGCCGATAGCAGGCGTGTTGCTGATTTCCGAAAAATCATAGTCGACCTTGATGTCGATCGCCGGATGCACGTCGCCATTGCTGCGGATATAGGTCTTGATCGCCTTGAAGTGCTTGTCGGCCGCCGTCTTGTAGTCGCTCCACGCCATCTGCACGTCGACCTTGATCGGCTGGCCGTTGTCGTTGAGGTGGATCGGGTGCATCTCGTAGACGCTGCCCGCGTCGTCGCCGAAATAGACGAACGGGTCGATCCACGACCAGCAGCGCGCCGGGATGGCCGACCACGACGTCCACACCGCCTTGGGCATGTGGCGGACCATCTGCCGGTAGCGGTTGGGGGCGCCCTGCGGCTGGTTGCAGAACATCCGCCCGGTCGACGGGTTGAGGAAGGTCTGCCAGCCGAAGTCGCTGCGATAGGCGATGGCGTTGGCGAGGAAGGTCGACGTGACGTTGCGCTCGGACTGGCCAAGCTGCTCGGTCTCGGCCTTCATCATGACCGACAGCGGCACCAGGCCGGTCGAGATCAGCACGTAGAGCTCGCCGCCGTACTGGGTGATCGCGTGCTTGCTCATCGGGCTGTCGAACCGGAAGATGCCCTTGAGCGCGAAATTGGTGTCGGGGTCGGTGCCGCCGTAGACGACGCACTCGCCGTTGCTCGAGAAGATCACCAGCAAATCGTCCATGCCGGCGCCGCCGTCGGTCGTCCATGTGGCCATGGCGCGGATGTGGCCGCCGCGCCGGAACACCGCGTTGAGGGGCAGGAATTTCACCTCGCCGGACTTCTGCTGCAACGGCAGGTAGTAGACCGCCAAATTGGAGGAGTCGGCGAAGAACAGCCGGTTCATGTGGCTGACGACGATCTGGAAATTGTTCGGCGCGATCCAGGTGGCGGCGGGCGGCGCGGTGACGATCTCCTTGATCATGCCGGTGGTCGGGTCGAGCAGCACGCCGGACGCCTGCGTCGCACCGCCGGAGGTGTCGACATTGAGCGTCAGATTGTTGCCGGTGATGTTGGTGATGGTGCGGTAGCCGTTGGCCTTGACGGTGCCGGTGCCGGCCGCACCGGAAACCAGCACGATCTGGCCGACATGGAACTTGGCGATGTCACCGGCCAGCACCGTGCAGACCGCCGATGCGGCCGACGTCAAATTGGTCGCGGGGATGTTGCCGATCGCGTCGGCGGTGAGATCGCCGTTCCACGACCAGACGCCGTCGGCGCCGTTGACCATGACGGTGTAGTCCTTCTCGCCGAGATTGCTGAAGGACGTCCAGTGCCAGTCGTCGGAGGTGAAGCCGGCCTTGATGAGGTTGCCGTTCTGGGCATTCCATATTTCGTGGTTGGACGCCGCGGCCATGGCGTTAGGCGTGCCGTAATACGGGATCAGGCACCACACCGGCTGGGTGCCGCGCGTCGCCTTCTTGATGAAGCCGGAGCGGCACTTGATCGAATCGTCCTCGATCACGAAGTTGTCGAGCAGCGTCGCGGTGCTGTTCCCCCCGGTCGAGAATTGCGTCGCCGCCGACAGGCCGTTCAGCGGCGGCAGCACATGCTCGGTCACCGAGCGCTTTTTCTTGGCCAGCGCCGGCACTGCCTTCCCAGTGTAATGGGTGGCCAGCATCCTCATATGGCGCGGCTCTCGTTGTCGTCGAGGTCGAGTACCTTGGCGTTGACCCGTGCCGCCAGCTTGTTCATGCGCACCGTGTAGTCGCGCAGCTGCTCGGCGAACTCCAGGCCCTTGGCTTGCAGGAAGCGGTATTTGAGGCCGTTGATGGCGAGCCGGGAATCGAACAGGACGATGTCGGTGTCGAGCGTCGGGAACAGCTTCGGGTTGCCGGCCGTATCGGTGACCCAGCAATCGTCGCCGAGCGTGTAGCAGTACGGCTCCTCGAGCAACGCCTCATCGGCGACGGCGTTGAGCAGCGACCCCATCTGGACGACGTCCTGATCGTTGGAGCCGAACACCGGCGACGGCGTCTTCACCTGCGTGATGCCGATCTCCAGCGACGCTTGGTAGACGATCCTGCCGACGGTCATCAGCGCCATGTCACGCCACCCGCATCTTCAGCGTATCGATCATCGAATTCTGCGCCGAGATGGTGGCGCGCATGTCGATAAGCTGCGCCCTGGCCTCTTCCAGTTCGGCGTTGCGCTCCTGCAGCATGGATTCGTATTTGCCGAACTGCTTCTGCATGTCCATCAGCCTCTCCGCACGGAGAGCCAGCTCCGCCAAATTGCCGGGCAGATCGCGACGCCCCGCGAGACGGGCCAGTTCCTCGACCGTGTAGATGCCGCGCGCCGCGAAGGTCTCGACCTGGGCGGGCGACAGCGCCGGCCACATCACCAGGGGATAGCCGTTGTCGCCGATCGACGCATCGCGCGTCTTCAGGCTGTTCTTGAAGGCGTCGTATTCGGCCGGGTAGCTGGAGAAATCTTCCGATGTCGCGGCGCGGTTCAGCTTCAACAGCGGCGGCTTCTCGATCTGGATCATGGTGGTGTCGATGAACAGCGGCAGTCCATCAGGACTCGTAGTCATGCTGTCGGCCCAGCCCTGGTAGAAGTGGATCAATGCCGGAAAATCGGACATTCAATTGCTCCCTGTTGATGGTACAAAGCGCGACGGGCCGGCGGTGGAACGCCAGCCCGTCACTTGACGCACCAGACCTGTAAGGAGGTTGGCATGTCCGATGCTCAGCATACGACGCGAAATTATATCGCGTGGCGCCAAATGCGTCGCCGCTGCGATTATCCCCGTGACAAGGACTACCACCGCTACGGTGGTCGCGGCATCAAGGTCTGCGATCGCTGGCAGACCTATGGAAACTTCCTCGCCGACATGGGTGAACGCCCCGCCGGGATGACCATCGATCGCATCGATCCAGATGGCGACTACGAACCCAGCAACTGCCGCTGGGCCACACGAAAGCAGCAAGCGGCCAACCGCAAACAGACAAGTCGATATCTCACGTTCAATGGTATGACCCGCTCTGTGAAGGAGTGGGCTGCAATATTGAACGTTAGCACGACAGTAATTCATATGCGTCTGCTTCGCAATTGGCCGCTTGATAGAGTATTAGGTTCCGCTGACCACTAGTTTACCTTGCATTGCGCGGTTGGATAGTGTGAGAGCCCCCATGAAACCTATATGTTTAGTAATGGCATCCATGTCAGGCGACTGGTCAGGCAGGTCCAGCGTCTCGAAGTTGTAGCCGCTGTAGATCTCCAGCTTCAGGTACTTGGTGTTCAGGAAGTAGGCGGCGCCGGCCGGCGCGACGGAGATGCCCGTGGCTGCGCCGTCGAAGACGATGGTCGCCGACTTGTACTTGAGGGTCTCGAAGCCGAGCCCGCCCAGCTTGGAATCGGTATAGCGCTGGTTTTCCTGCAGGCCGGATTCGTAGGTGGCGTAGACTTCGGCGTCGGCGATGATCAGGTCGGGATGCTCGGTGCCGCGCACCAGCTTCATCCACAACGCATTCATCGCCGCCTTGAGGGCCGGATACTGCAGCCCCGTCGCGCGGGCGACCGCCTGGAACTGGTTCATCCAAAAAGTCCAGGGTGTAGTATTAATACCGCCGACCGTGCCGACGCCGTTGTCGGTGACCATCGCCTTGAGGCCGACAAACGACTTGGCGACGGAACCGTCGCCGTAGATGCACTTTGTGATGTTGTTCGACATCGTCGCTTCGGCGTTGCTGATCTTGCCTTCGAGCAGGTTGAGGATGCGCTCCTTGCCCCTGTTCTTGGCGAGATCCGGGCCGGAGAGCGTCACCGAAGCCACGGCGTTGGCCGGCGCGTAGTCGGCCTCGCTGATGGTTTCCTTGACGGCCCGGCTCAGCAGCTCAGTACCTAGATACCACGCGAAGGTTTCCTCTGCGTAGACCAGTGGCGTAGCGATCGCCTTGCCGCCCTCGACGACGCGGATACGGTTGCCCTGCTTCAGCTGGGCAAGCACCGCGTTCGAGTTGGAGACGTTGTCGGCGAAGTCCTTGTGGTAGTTGTTGAGTGTCGTGGCAACAAGTTGGGTTACAGTTGGTTCAGCCATGTGGGCTCCAGGGTCCTACCCCTCAGAAGCCGACCTCTTCCGCCGAACTGTCGAGCACGTCCCGCAGGCTGCGCTTGGCACCATTGGGCGCCGGTTTTGACACCGGGACCGTCATGCCGCGGACATTGGAGCGCACCGCGCTCTGTGCCCTCTGCACATTGGATTGCTGGTTCAACTGGGTCTTGAGTTGCGCTTCGAGGCCGCTGCGGACGGGGTTGATCACCGCGTCGTAGCATTGCTGCATGGAGAGGTTCGGATTGGCCCGATAGTGCTCCATGATGACCGGAAGGAAGTGATCGAAGTACGGGTGCGCGAGCGACCCGTCCGCGTTCTTCTGGTCGGCAAATGCGTCGATCTCTGCTCTCTTTGACCCGACCTGGGCGGCTTGCATCGCCTGGTCTCGCCGTTGAATTTCGCTTTCCAGCGCCTGTAGGCGTGCTGAAGTCTGGCCGAGCGTGTCGGCTAGTTTCTTGGTTGCCGGGTTGGCGAGGTCCTCTTTCGAGAGGCCGCCGACCGGCGTGGGTGAGAGGCCAAAGACCGCTGCTGGATCAATCTGCATGCGTTGCGCCAGGTCGAACAGCAGCGTGACCCGGTCCTCAAGCTGCGGCGACAATGCCCGCTTGTGGAACCCTGCCCACTGGTAGACCGCCTCGATCGGCGACCTGCCTTCTGCTCTCAGCGATTCCGCGATCTGCGGATCGTTGAAGACTGGCGTAACGGCTTGCACGAACTGGTTGCTGAACGCGGTAGCCTGTACGCGCTTCTGATAATCGCCTTCCATCTCTGAGTGGCGCTTGAGGAGGAAGTTCTGTCCCTCCGGCGGCAGCTTCTCGAAATTTGCGCGATCCTCTGCGCTCCAGTTCGCCGGCGCCTGCGCTGCTTCGCCCGTTACCGGGGCTGGGTGCGGCGGTTCGACTTCTGGGGTTGGTCCGTCTTCCTCGGGGCTGGGTGGCTCCGTAGCCTCTGCTTCACCCGTCTCCTTTGCAGCGTCGGCTGCAATGAATCTTCCATACTGGTCCCTGGGGCGGCCCTCCGGCGCGGAGGGCTCCTCGTCAGGGGCATCGTCGTCACTGGCTTCCACGACATCGTCGTAGGCGTCTTCCGCGATCTCGCGCAGCGACAGCGGCTTGTCCTGGTCTTCGGCGTCACCTGGCTTTGGCATTGCGTTCCTCGATGCGCTTGCGCTTGTCGAAAGCCGCCTGCGGGATATCGCGGCGGTCGACGGCGTCGACGGCCTGCATGTCGCGATCACGCTGCCGCCACGATGAAATGGATTCGCCCGTCACCGGGCTCTCGAAGCTATCCATACGACTGACGCGCGGCGAAGGGAAACCCCCTGGTGCCGGAGCGCTCCAGCGCTTCGGCACCACTTCGCCATTGCGGAACACGTAAACCGTCATACGTCGATGGCCTCCCTGGCCCACAGCCATGCCGTCTCCAGATGGACGCCGGCCTGCCGCATCTCGCGGGTGCCGTATTCGCCCGACTGCGTACCCTCCAGCATGTGCAGGGTCGTCTCCATCTGCTCGAAGGCGGCTTCCAGCGCCGCCTGGCGCACACGGCGGCGCTCGGCGTTCTCGGCCGCGTGGCCCTGCTGCGGGTTGCCGTGCGGCCTCATAGGCTGATCTTGACGTCCTTCATCTCGACCGAGCCGCCGGCCCGCAGATTGCGTTCGTGCTGGCCTAGCCAATCTTTGGCTCCGACCAGTTCCATCGGGCTGTGAATGCTCTTGAGCAGGTCCTCGCGGCTCTGCCATGGACAGCCTGTCGGATAGGGTTCATCCAGCGCCAGGTTCAGGCTGTCGTCCCCCTCCACCGAAAAACCGCCGTTGACGACCGTGGCGAACGTCCCCGGCGGCACCATCGCCGCAGCTTTCGCTTCCCACGTCTTGGGCAGGTATTCATGCGGTGAATTGGGCACGCCGTGCAGGTTGCTGGTCGACGCCGGCGACGGTGAGTTCGGCCAATAGGTCGACTTGGTCGCGTCGCCGGTCGGATAGCCCTGCGTCGCCTCATTGGGGAAGTAAGCCATGCTGCGCCTCTCAGGTGAAAGTGAAGTTGGAGCCGTTCGACCTGACGTCGTGGTCGACGACCTTGACCACCACCGTGCCGGGCGTCGAGCGCGGGTCCTGCAGCACCGCCATCTTGGTGGCGCTGATATAGCGGCTGTACGGCGTGTAGACGCCGCCCGTCTCGACCCACGACCACTGCGTGAACTTGGTGCCGGTTATCGTCACCCAGATCGGCGCGCCGCCGGTTGCGGCGGTGTTCGGCGACAGCGACGTGATGGTCGGGTCGTCGGTCGGGCTGACCGGCGGCGGCCCGTAGGGCTCGTCGTCGCTGATCCAGCCGCGCGGCACGCCGACGTCCTGCACGATGGTGGTGCCCATCAGCGTCGCCTTCTCGGCCTGCGTCTTCGGCGAGTAGGCGTCTGTCGACGACGCCGTCGACAGACTCTGGTCGTCGCCGAAGGCGCCGCCGGTGAAGGCGATCGTCGGAACGTAAGCCGGCTGATAGGCGCTGCGCGGTAGCACCACCGTCGGGAAGCGCCGCCAGTTCACCTGCGGGTCGATCGAGCGCAGGGAGAGGCCGCTGTCGGCGGCACCGGCCTTGTCGAGGTCGTGAGCGGTCTGGGCCATGTCAGGCTTCCCTCCTCGCCTTTTTCAAGTCTTCGTTTTCCGGGTAATACCCGTGAACCCGGTAGAATTCCTCGCGCGGATCCGGTGGGTTGCCGGTCGGATAGGGTTCGCGCGGGTCCATGTTGAGGTCTCCGGCGGCGGTGTTCTCGACGCGGAAGCTGGCGTCCTGGGCCGGCACATGTTCGCCGGGTTTCGGATCGGCGCGATCCGGCTCCATCGCCTTGCGCATGACATCCGAGCCTTGCCCTATCGTCTCAGAGCCCTGGTTGGCTGATGTGGAGAGGTCCTCCTCGGAGACATCCGACGTGGTCGCAGCGTCGTCATCGGTCAGGTCGCCCGGCGTGCTGTCAGGCTTCGCCGTCTTGTAGGGCTCCTTGCCCTTGCCGGTCGTCGACTGGTCAGTGTCGCCGTAGTCGGGCTCGTCCTGCGGCTCTTCGACGGCGTCCTGGTAGTCGTCGGTGATGTCCTTCGTCTTGGTGACATCGCCGCGCTTGATCCTGACGCGCTTGGCGCTGACGTCGACGTTTTCGACGGTAAGCGTGCGGTCGCCATCGACAGTGAAGTCGACGACCTCGCCGCCGATCTTGACCTCGGTCGTGGTCTTGGTGAAACCGGAGCCCGTGACGGTCAGCGTACCGTCTCTCAACGTTGCTTTTTCAATCGATAGTTCAGCCATCACGGGCTCCTGTTAGGTTAGAGATCAGCGGCTCTGGCCGCCCTGGCCACCTTGGCCGCCCTGGCCGGGACGATCGCTCTGCTGACCGCCCTGACCGGGCTTCTCGCTGCCCTGGCCGCCCTTCTGCGAGCCTTCGCCACCACCGCGTTTATCGGTATCGCGTTCCTGGTTTTCAGTACCCATAATACCTATTCCTTCTTCACGCAGCAGGATTGCCGCCTACCTCAATCCGCTACCGTAGTCCCCGTTCCGTCACAGCCCCCTCGCAGAGCGGTAAGTGTTGATCGCAGCGTAGAGCGTAGCCGCCTCGCCAGACGTCAATCCGCCACCGAAGTGCATGATGCTCTGCGTTTGGGCGGCCGACGCGGTCGAGCTGGAGTCGGCGAGGAAATACATGTTGCCGCTGAACGGAGCAGAGCTGACCGTCGCTCCGGTATGAATGCTTGACCCATTCTTGTAGATAGCCACGGCATTTGACGCCGTGCGAGAAGCCAGATTGTGGCCACGGCCATCCGAGATCGTGCCAGCGACCGATACGGTGGACCCGTTGTTAAGACGGAAAGCGAACTGGTCGGAACTGTTTCTGGCGTTGATGCGGGCATTGGTATTGCCGGCAGCATTGGAGCCGCTTTGCTGATTGGTCTCCATCCACAGGCCGATATGGGCGCTGTTCTGCAAGAACGACGTGGTAGTGTCGGTGCCGGGGTTGAACTGCGTGTTGAGAAAGGTGTTGAGCGCCCCTGCTGACGTGGCCCCGATGGGGGCCGCCGTGCGGAACGTCACGCCGCCATTGACCAGCAGATTGTGGTGGTTGCCAATGAAGTTGAGGCAGCCGTCGGCGTCGTTGCCATTCACCGTCTTCAACGAGGTATCATAGAAGCCGACGAACTTGGCGAGACCGATGCCCTTGAGCGCGATCATCAAATTGTTGATCGCGGCCTGGTCCGGGCCACCTGGCGTCGCCGACATGCGGGCGATCAGCGCCGTCGTCTCGGACTCCAACGTGACGCTGGAGACCGTGAAGGCCCATGCGCTGGTGCCGGTGAGACCGGCGAACGGCATGCCGTCGACATCGACGAACGCCGTAGCGTCTACCTCGACGTAGTAACCAGCCCCGGCGATCATGTCCGCAGTCGGGTTCATCGTCACCGTCTTGGCAGATATTGCTGCCGTGGTTCCGGGCGTGAACGTCTGCACCGTGCTGTTGTCGCTGGTCTTCTTCAGCCTGACCGTGCCACCGCTGCCGGGGAACACGTTCTCAGAGAACGTCAGCACGAGGTTGTCACTGGGTAGCGCCGACGTCGAGCCGCTGGCCGGCGACTTCGAGACCGGCGTCGGTGCCGTCATCGCCGTGGTGACGGCGAACAGCGCCGAGGTGTTGCCGATATACAGTTGCCCATTGACGACGGCACTGGAGGTGCCGGAAGCCTGCGCCAGTTCGTACTGCACGCGCTGCCCCGGGTTGATCGTGCTGGCAGCATTGGTGAACGGCAGGACTACTGTGGTGCCATCGCTGGCGAAGATGCGGTAACGGTCACCGGCGGTGACGCGCGCCGCCGACAGTTTGATCGGCGTGCCATTGTCGATTCCGGTGATCGACGCTGTGATCGCGCTGAGCACGTCAAGCTGATTGGTATCGGCGTTGACGCCCGCCATCGACCACGCCGCCGGCGTGAAGTCGGGGAATGGCGCGTTGATAGTGCCGGCCATCGGCAGGGTCTCGAAGTTCGCAGGCCACGTCACCGCACCGCCGCCGGCGCCGACACCGTATGCACCATAGATCGGGTTGGAGACAGCCGGCTTGCTGGTGCCTGCGTTCCACGGACGGTTGGTGAAGGTGGCGATGACGTTGCCTTCGGTCAGCCCCTTGAACGAGGTGCCGAAGAAGTTCTCCTCGTAGGAGCCGCATAGCGGGAACGAGCTCCCAAGGCCGCCGTCCTCCGCCGACTTGTCTCCGTCGTCCATCTGGTCGGTGTAGAGCGTATTGACGACGACGTGGTGGTCGTAGGGGCCACCGCCCGTGACTGCGGCTACGGTGGTGCTGCAATGGAAATTGTTGGTGTAGACGCCCCTGCTGTCGCCGTAGACGTTCCGGTCACGCGCCACGGTGATGTTAACGCCGGTCAGTCCCGCCGAGGCCGTGAAGATCAGCGCCGGCGGAGTGGATGTCGAGTAGATGCCAGGGTCGGTGATGATGACGCTGCCGTTGACGACGGAGCCACCGGCAACGGTGAACGTCCCGGCCGGCTGTTCCTGCATCGAGGCGAGGGACTGGAAGCCCAGCGCGAAGGTGCCGTTGGCACCGCCGGAGCCGCCGCTGACGAAAGTGACGGTGCCAAGACCGACATAGGTCTGTGATGAGATCGCGATGCCTGGATTGCTGCGGCGCGGCGTGATTGACCACGCCGTCGATGCGTAGGTCGCGCTGAGCAGCGGGGTGTCTGACGGCACCGTGGTGGTGATCGTCTTGGCGAAGTCGTCGACCGCCGCAATGTTGAAGACGTTGCGCGTTCCGACGCTGGTGGTTGTTCCCACCGTCAGGAAGAAACTTTCGTCGAGCGGCACCTGCGACAAATCAGGCGAACCATTGAGATGAATGATCTTGTTGTCGCCGCCGCCAACGCCGTCGCCGCTGTAGAAGCCGATGCCGGTCTTGGCGATGGCTGGATTGTTGAAGCTGGAGTTACGGTCGTAGGCGACCGTCACGTAGGCGATGCCGCTGGCCTCGTCGCAGTTGTCGACTAGCACGGCGAGACCGTCGGTGACGCCGGTGAACAGGCAGCCGATAATCTGGCTGTTCTTGAACTTGGTCTCCGGGTGGTAGCTGACGCGGTCCATCTTGGCGCATGAAGCGCTGTTGCGCAGCTTGCCGCCGAAGGTCACCAGCCCCTTGTAGAGGATGTTCTGGAAGTGCTGCCCTTCCACCCAGGCGCCATTGTACGAGTGCATCGAGGTGTGGTTCTGGACCGTCTCCTGCCCGTTGCCCCAGAACGGGCCGCTGAAGCACCACGACAGTTCGACATCGGAGCCGGTGAACGACGTCGCGCCGTTGCCCATGTCCATCATGCGGGTTTGCGTCAGCTTGTTGACGTTGCCCGACGGGATGTTGCTGCCGCGCATGGTGATGGCATTGATGTCGTGGACCCAGCACTCGTCGACGAGGATGCCGGCGACGCAGGAGGTGCCGGCATAGCGGCCCATGGTCTGCGGCCAGCTGTTGGCGTAGCCGGTCTTGTGGATGGTGTCGGAGCGGAACTCGCAGCGCCACGCCGCGATGTTGGAATTGGTGATGCCGACGCCGGCACCCTGGAACTCCCAGCAGGCGATCTCGCTGTCGTCCACCGCTGGCGCGTTGGGTTTGGGCAGATAGAACCTGACGTTCTCGAAGCGCACCTTACTGGCGGCATTGAACAGGTTGCGGCCCTTGATGACGCCATTGCCGGTGCGGTGCGAATAATTCGTCACTGCCGCCGGGAAGCGGTGGGATCGGACAGTGACGAGGCTGGCGTAGTTGACGACCCATGACGGTGCGGCATGCTCGCCGTCCCTGAGCAGGATGGTCTTGCCGCCGGCCGAGGTGATGGCGGCGAACGGCCATGCGTCGCCAGGTGCCATCGAGTAGGCGTTGGCCGTGGCGGAGATGGTGACCTGAATGACACCAAGCGCCGTCGTACAGGTCAGCGTGGCCGCTGCTGGCGCAGTCGAGCAGACAATGCGTCCACTCGCCACCGACCATCCAACACCGCCGGTCACCGCTGTGATGTTGACCTCGTTGCCGTCGTTGTCGATGGCCTTGGCGCCCCCCGTGCCAGCCGCCGTCAGCGCGCCAAATGCGATGGTCTGGTTGGCAATGCCGCCCGAGGATACGATTGTTCCTGTCGTTGGCAGCGAGGTGCTGGTTCCGACCGAGTTGGTAGCGGTCACGAGACAAGTGATTGTCTTGCCCAGATCGAGCGTGGTGAGCAGATAGGTGTCGCCGATCGCCGCCGGGATGTCGACGCCATTGCGCTTCCACTGCTTGGTGATCGTGGGGGTAGGATCGCCAGTGACGGTGCCGCTGGTGCAGGTCAGCGTCGAGCCTACGGTCTCTATGCCGGTGATGTCTGCCTCGACCGTGAAAGATGGAATGCTACTGACGCCGCCGCCACCATCGATATTCGGCACCGTCAGTGTCGCGTCGGTCTCTACCGGCGGCGTCGTCGATACGGCGCCGCTGCCGCCCCCTCCTGTCGGATACGGCTGCCACGCCTGCAATGTCATCACCGACGCAAAGACGAAGTTGGGGTCGGCCGGAACGGCGGCATTGGCGCCGCCCACCGCGCCGGCCTTCTCTTCGGAGGTCTTCGGCAGGTAAGCGTCGGTGCTGTTGGCGTCAGCAGACGTCCGCATGTAATAGGTGACCACCGCCGTCTCCTACTGCATCGGCCCCGGCGGGGGCCCCTGGTTGACGGTGCCGGGTCGCGGTCCGGCGCCGTTGGGGCCGCCGGAATCCGGTCCCGACGGCCTCTGCGGCGAGCCGACGCCTGGTGGTGCGCCCATCGGCGGCGCACCGAGCATCGGCGGCGGCGCCACCGCCATCGCTGCTTCCATCTGGTCCTTGAACTGGTCGAGGAGCTCGATCACGCCGCGGCTGTTGCGCACCGGATGCAGGAACATCCTGAGCAGCTCGAGGCTCAGCTGGATGACCTGCGGTGGCGGCAGAATGCCGGTCTGCAGCATCTGGCCGGCCCCCATCATGACCGCCTGCACCGATTGCATGACCTGCGCCATCGACTGCTGCTCGGTCTGCTCGTCGACCTCGACGGTGGAGTCCGATTCGATATCGATGGCGCAGGTGCGAGCGAAGTCCGAGCGTAGGATGGCCAGGATGGCGGGAGTGACTTCCTCCCCGGTCATCGCAGTCAGCGTCTCGGCGTCGAAATTCTTGGCGATGATCTCGGCCTGCAGCCGCATCAGGTCTCTGGCGAAATTTGCAGCAGCGTTCTTCTGGTCCTGCAGCCGGACCACGCCCATCGAGCCCTTGATGCGCTGCGCCGTGGCGGTTTCCGACGCCTTGGTGGCGCCGCGCATGATGTCGGAGATGCCGGCGATCTCGTAGATGGCCTGCTTCTGCGCCTCACGGGCGATCAGCAGCTTGTCGAGCGCCTGCATCCAGATCTCGATCGGCACCATCCAGATGTGGTTCTGCAGGCCGCCGTTGATCATGTCGACGCCGTCGACCGGGATCATCTTCTGGTCATCGGCGGCCAGCAGGCCGGCGATGTCGGACGAGGCGGAATTGTAGGCACCGCGCACCTTGATCTGCTTGGTCAGGTTGGAGATGCGCACCGACGTCGTCTCGAGGTCTTCGGCGAGCCTGGCGTAGAGGTCGTAGAACGGCTTCGGGATGCGGCTGTCGGAGGTCGACACCGCCAGCATCGCGCCGGGCGTGCAGAAGAAGCCGCCCAGCTGCAGGCTGTCGGGGTCGATGCGCAGGTCGAGGCCGCCGGCCTCGCGCATGAACCAGATGATGCGCGGATCGGCGGGGTCGGTGCGGTCCCAGATCTCCCAGACCATCGCCTTCCTGATGGCATTGCCGAGCTTCTCGGCGGTCTTGGTGTAGCCGCCGCCGGACGGCGGTGACTTGGCCGCCGATTCCTCGGTCCACTTCAGCAGGGTCTCGATCTTGCCGTCGGCGACGATCTTGTCGAACTCCGGCATGCCCTCGAATTCGCGGGTCAGTTCCTCCTTGGTGAAGAGGTGGCGGAAGGCCTCCCATTTCTTGTCGACGTCCTGGCGCACCGGGTCGCAAAGGTAATCTTCCCAGTAGACATACTCGATGTCGGTGGTTTCCCAGACCTTGACCATCTCCGGCGGCGGCGCCGGCGCATCGGGCGGCAGCATTTCGGCCATGCCGGGCGTCTGCATCTTCTGCATCTCGACCAGCTTCGGCTTCCAGCGGACGCGGCAGATGCCGCGGCCAGGCAGCAGCACGTCCTTGACCGCCGTCTTGACGGCCTCGTGCGAGGCCTCCTCCTGGACGACGATCTCCAGCGCCTTTTCCATGACGGCGGCGGCGGTGTCGATGTCCTCGGGGTCGGGACCGGGCTGCGGCACCTCCATCATCGGCGGCGGCATGCCGGCGCCGGGCGGCATCGGCAGCGGGCCCATCCCAGGCGGAGCCATCCCGGGCGAAGCCATCCCGAGAGGACCCTGCGGTGGCGGGCCCATCTCGGGCGGCCCCAACGGCGGCGGGACGGGAGGCTGCCCCACGCCGCCGGGAGGCATCATCGGGGGCATTGGACCCGGGGTGATCGGCTGTGACAAGCTAGGTTGCCCCAAACCCGTGCCTGGCGGCATCATAGGCGGTGGTGGCGCCGGGATCATCTTGCGGGCCTGGATGAAGCGGCTGCGCACCACCGGCGTCGGCGGCTTGGCGTAGACCGCCGGCAGCATCACCTCGGTGTTCGGGTACAAAATGTTGAAGTGCTGGCCGCCCGCATTCCTTGCCGACCGCGGGCTGGACGTGCCCGGGCCGTCATTGCGGTAGATGCCGACAATTTCCCGTCCTCTGCGACGCCAGTTCTGCTCGGCGCGCTCGGCGTCGGACAGGCACTGTTCCCAGTAACGTCTGTCGACCTCGCGATCGTCGCCCTCCTTGCCCTCGATCGGCGCAGCATTCGGCTTGCCGGTCTCGGCCTGCGAGGGTTCGGTCGGTTGCGGCTTGAGGTCGGGGTCAACGGCCACTTAGCCGAGCCCCAGCAGTCTGCGGATGGCGTTCGGGTCTATGCTCGGCTGGCCGTACATACCCTGCGGCCGGCCCTCGCCCATGAGCGGATCAGAAAAAGCCGGGGGCGGAGGCGGCCGGGTGGTGCCTATGTGCAGCCCGTTTTGAGGCGCGGTTTGCATCATATTATTGTCCTGCGGAAACTGCGGCGAAACGGGAGGCGCCGACGGCACCGGCGGCACGTAGCCGATTCCCGACATGCCCATGCCCTGCGGCGCACCGGCACCCATCGGATCGGGCGGCCGCGGCGGCGACACCGCGAGGTCCGGCGAGAAGGACGGCATCGGCGGCGTCGGGATGCCTGATCCGATGCCTGGCGGTGGTGACGGCATCAGTGAATTCGGCTCCGACGTCGGCGAGCGAGTCGGCCGTGCCGCCGGGATCGGCGCGGACGAAGGCAGCGAGAAATTGCTCTTGCGCTTGGTCGAGGAGGTCTTGCGGCGGTCGGTGCTGGCGGGAGCGGCCTTGCCAGCGGGAGCCGCAGCCTTGGCGGCGGGCTTGTCGTGCATGTGGCGCTGCGCGGTGGAATTGCCGTAGCCCGACGCGATGTTGGTCTTGCGGACCGCCTCGTCGCGGTCCTTGTAGCGGGCCATGTTCTTCTTGAGGAGGGCGTTGTAGTCGCCGCCGCCGGCCTTGTCCTTTTTCTTGCCGGAAAGGCTGAACGGACTGGCCATGGCGGGGATCCTCGTCAAGCTGTGGGGCTTGACCGGAATCAGATACCACATCCAGCGATAATCGCAATTCGTACCGTGGTACAGGAGCCTAGTGGAGGTCTTTCAGCTTGAAGACATTGGCGATGAGATACGGGTTCTTGTCGTCGGTCTTGGTTATGCGGGCGCCAAAGGGGCGTGACAGGCAGGAATAACGCAATTCGTCGACCGCGTGGTCCTCGGCGTCCGAATCGAGATCCTCCGGGTTGTAGGGGTCGTGCTGCATCATCGGCAGGGTTCTAATCAAGTGCCTGCACGTTTCAAACATGAACAACATTGGATTGCCGTCAGCATCACCTTTCAATCTATAGCGGACCTGGTCCCAGCCACCCATTCTTTTGTCGGCGGATTTTCGGGTGTTGTCGGCGCGGCGGAAAGGAGCGCCATGACGAGCGAGGGTTTCAGCGATCGAGGGGCCAGAGATAACCGCAAACGCCGACGGGTCCAGGACGCCATAGGCCATCTTGAGACGTCGTCCGCCCTGCGTTTCCCTGTGGACGATGCCATGCGCTACCTCCTTCGCCGTATGTGCAAACCTACGTTCGCCTTCTCGCAGCCATACCACTCGGCGTAGCGGATGATGGCGTGGCGCTTCAGAATACGACCGTTGTGGGGAGTGTCGTCTTGAACGTGCGCATACCATCCCACCGAGAAGGGCTTGGCGGAGCCCCAGTCCATGGCGCGCCAGCGGATCCAGTGGTCGGGGATGTCGAACGGCTCGATGACATGCCGGTCGCGCGAAAACTCAGGGAAAAAGGCTCCTTCGATAACGGTCCAGTCGCCGAGTAGCCAGGCCCGAACCAGTTCAGGGCTACCCACTGCCTTAAGACGGTTGACGTAGCCGGGATCGCTGTCGAGCAGCGCAGGATTGTCGCGAAGCTTGGCGGGGATGAAGGTTCTGGTGAGACCCGATTCCGGGTCCGTCGTGATGGCGTATTCACCGGGGTCAATGATCCACTCCTTGACCCAGCCGTGGCCTGCACCGCCGGGGTTGCAGGTGGCGCGGAATTGCGGCCTGATGCCCTTGCTGCTCCTGAGCGTTCCCAGCAGCTTGAAGACGGGGTCGGGTTGCGAAAACTGAGTGAGCTCTTCCACATATACCCGGGTGAGCGACCAACCCTGGTAGTTCTCGGCATCGCGATCGTTTTCGAGGTAAGCGCAATTCAGCCGGGCACCGTTTGCGAAGCGGAATACGTTGCCCTTTTCCGCGTAACGCGCCGCGTTGCCATACATCCGGATCGCCGTGGCGATAGTGTCCTTGAGATCCTCCCGGGATCGCCGCACGATCAGACCGACTGCGTCCGCACCGTGATCCTCCGCGTGAATCCAGAACTCGCCAAGCGAAGCGTAAGTCTTGCCGCCGCCGCGAGCGCCACCGTAGACAACGATATCCGTCGGGCATTTAAGGAACGCCAGCTGCGGCCCCGCCTGCGGGACGAAACCGAGCCGGACTGAGACAGCGGTCATCGCATCCACGGCATCGGTATGAGGCGGTCGAGATCACGGCCCAGTCTGGCGTTCATCCTGGCCAGCCGCTTGGCGATCCTGCGGAGCAGCTTCTTGCGCTTCTTCGGGGTCATTGTATCCGCTTCGGCGTGAACTGCCGCTGCCACTCTTCCGGGGAAAGAGATATTTCATTGGTCGGCTCGCGCGCCGGCTTGGACAGGATGTGCAGCTCGATCTCGGTCTTGTCCGCAAGGTGCCCCATCATCTTGCCGATGCCCATGACGGCCTGCACCGCGGGTCCGTACTGGCTCTTTTCCATGGCCTCGAGATAGACCCGCTCGAGGCGGGCGCACAGATTGTCGATGGAGTAGTCCAGCCGCTCGACCTGCTTCCTGCGCAGCGCATCGATGTACCTGACGAAACGCGGCTTCGACTCGATGCTGTCGTCACCGACCGACACCGCCGCGTAGCCGGCCTTCTGGAAGGCCGCCTTGCGGGTCATGCCGCCGACAAGGTTCTGCGCCAGCTTCATCTCGCGATCGGACAGGACGTCGTGCTTCGCCCGCTTCTTCTCGCGCAGTTCGCGCATCGGCGGCGCGTTGTGGGCACCGAAAGTCTTCTTCATGGCAGCACCATCAGGAACAGCAGCACCAGCACGGCCTGCAGCACGGCGCCGGCGATGGCGCCGCGGCAGAAGGCCTGCACCGTCGGCTCCGCCTCCCTGTCCCAGTCGTAGCGGAACCTTGTCCCGTGCATTGTATTGATCCTGCTTATCCGTTACATACATGCGTACAGACGCAAAGGCAAGGCAATGGACAAGACCGACTTCATGGCCATCATGAACCTGGCGCTCACCGACCTCAGGGTGGTCGACCCCGACACTGTCGGGGTTGTCATGCTGACCCTGCACCGGACGGAGTCCGGCGCGCTGCACGTGCAGTTCGGCTCCAACGTCGACCAGGGCCTGGTGGCGGAGGTGCTGTACGCGCTGATGGACGAGGACTTGCGGGCGCACCGGCCCAAACGAAAGATTACATGACATGGCAAGACGCTACATAGCAGGCTCCCTTACAGGGAGTGACTTCAGACACATCCGGCTGGGCCTGCTGATGACGCAGCGGGAACTCGCCCGCGCGCTCGGCTACCGGCACAAGGTCCGCATCTCGGAGTTCGAGCGTGAAACCAATCCGGTGCCGATCCCGATTCCAATACAGGAAGAGATGATCCGGCTCTACGAGAGCGGCGGCACCGGCACACCTGGGGCCACAGCAGCACGGCCGTGGGTTCGGAAGGACGCTGCATGAGCACGGCCATCGCCTCGATCGACTACGACGAGTACGAGGAGATACTGACCGTCCGCTTCACTGACGGCAGCGTCTACACGTACTGGAATGTGCCGCAGGAGGTGTATGGCGAGTTCCTGTATGCCAGCTCCGCGGGGACTTATTTCAATGCCAATATCCGGGACAATTACAATTACCGGCGGAAGTGAGCCTTGTTAGGTAACGGATGTTTGAGTTTCTCAAGTTGCGCGAAGTCCGGGGGGGGCCCGCGCGTCTGTACACCCCCCGGTTGCGACGACCCCCACCCCGGTTGTGCCAGTATACTTCAACTATAGTTCATGTATTGATGTAGTATAGTTCTTCAACTATACTTACGTATACTATTGACATACTGTATAGATCGTTGCAAAGTAACGGATAAGTATTGAGCAAGTATTGATTTGGAACGGCATGCCTGGCGGCAGCGTCCGACCTCGAGGTCGAGCAGCGTCCGACCTCGAGTCCGACCTCGAGTCCGACCTCGAGTCCGACCTCGAGTCCGACCTCGAGGTCGAGCAGCGTCCGACCTCGAGGTCGAGCAGCGTCCGACCTCTAGGTCGAGCAGCATGCGGCGCCACAAGCAAACCCGCTACAGCTGCTCGAGCTCGAGCCGCACTGTGGGGAGCGGAACATGGGGCAAGCGGCATTGGGGCGCCTGATAGGCACCGGCCGTAGGGTTTTAATTTTTAGGGTTTGGGTAGGGAATCAGGCGGACACGGAAGGTGGCGCCTGTCGGACATTGTGTCCCATAGACACAAAAATTTGTCCGTCATTTTGGTCTTGCCGTCCGTCATTGTCCGTCATTTGTCCGTCATTGTTGATTTCATTGGGAAAAATGACGGACAAATGACGGACAAGGCCCAAAAAATGACGGACAAAATGACGGACAAGGCATAAAAATAAGACCTGTTTGTCCGTCATTTTTCCCAATGAAATCAATGGTAACGGATAAGTTGCATAATTAATTGAAAATACATCCTCAGGTTGGTTGTGCGATAACGGATATCATGCGATAAAGCGACATCGAAACGCAAATGACAGGGAATTAACAATGTCATATGACCGTGATATGCCGCTCATGAGAGCTCACGCACTCGCCTCACCCGAAGG